TCTTCAAAAAAAATTCGAATCGCAGCTGATTTGGGCACCGCACATGCCAAAGGCCAGGCCCGAAGGCCTGACCGATGGCTTGCGTTGCCGCCTGCTAGCTACTGGTTGAACAGTTCAGCCATTTGCTTATTGAGTTCAGCCTCAGCCAGACGCTCAATCTTAGCTTCAACAGCCTTTGGAGTGTCGCCAGCTTCCGGAAGTTCCGGGTCGAGTCCCGCCATTTCAGCAGCCATCCGATTGAACTTATCAGTAGCGCGCTTAGCCAACGCCTCCGCCCCGCCCTTGTACTCTTTACGGTTGAGAATGTGCATATGATCGCCCGATGCGGAGCACTCGCCGCAGAAGTCCAACGTTTCAGCCATCTTCAGAATGGCCTCGCCGTCTAGGGGCAACCGGCGTTCACTGTACTGGCGTTCCGACTGGCAGTTAGGGCAGTGAATAGCGCAGCTAATGGTTTGGGTGGCAGGGTCCGGAAGGTCGACGTATGGGCGACCGTAAGGGTTAGCGCTGCCAACCTGTGCGAGCACCTTCAGAGCCAAGGCATTGAGGCGCTCAGTGTGCGCTTTCTTCAGCTTGACCAAAGCCAGCGGGTCAGAGCCAGACTTGACCGAAGCCTTGGCTTGGCGCTCAAGTTCAGCGTCTGGCTTCAGGTACCCGGCTTTATGCTTGCGCTTGTCAGACTGCCCGAGACCTTGCCCAGTCATATCAACACAGGCTTCGAGCAACCTGCGCACTAGTCGAACGTCGACGCCGTCGGCGCTAATCGCATCGGTCGCCCGACTGGGTACCCGGATAGTCCCACGGCAGCGGAGCGCCTCGCCGTCTTTGGCTTCCAAGGGCGTATAGGTACCCGACTGACCTTTAGCGTGGAAGTTAGCGACCACCTGCACATAGGACAGATTGCACGGGATGAAGGCTTGGAACGCCTTGGTTTGCGTACACTTCACAAGCCACTCGCTACACTGTTGGAGCGGATCTGTGTTGGTCACGGGTACCCGGTTGAGGTTGGTAGGAGTGGTACGCTTGCGGGTACCGGCTGCTTTCGTCTTTGGCTTAGTCATGAGACTGGGCCTTCCTGCCAGGGTCTTACCTGGCGCATTGTGCGCTTTATTGCGCATGTGAAGCGTCCCCGTTATCGGGACACCAAACTCTAACTACGTTATAGTTATCGTCGGTTTTTTACTTGGGTTGCTACGTAAGTTGACCGATGCCCGAAACCCCGAACTGGCACGGTCCTTGCTTAGCTTTGCTGTCTAGTCTTTGCCTATATTGTGTGCAGTGATGGACTCTATTGTCACACTGTTCATCTGTTCAGTGGGCTGGCGGTGCGAATCTACTCCCGAGTAGGTTTCAGCCCCCCGTTATCTACCCAGCAGTAGGTTATGCGCAGATCAGCACCTCCTTGGGCACCGAACACGATTCAGAACAACATCCTGTGAGGGGGGGTGGCATTCCCTTCGGGAGTGACCCTCTTAATCGCACGAAACTTAAAACCTTTTGGGAACACTTAGGCTTCTGTTTGACCTTAAGTTCTATTTACTTAGCATGTCTTTCCGGAATCCCGCAAATCTGTTATCCATCCCTCTAATGACGGGGGACTTAACCCTCTGTGCCATAATGGCAGTCTCAACTCTGGGTAGATTTTGCGTTGTCCTGTATGTGAGGTTGGTAAGCTAAGAGTGCGCTCTTGTGACCGGCGGGGTTTGCTGCCTTTATGCGATGAGTTTATCAGGGACACTGATGTTCTTCGTAAGCGTATTTGCGACTGGTGCTCTACAGAGTTAGTGACATCGGAGCGTATTCAGGGTCTTGTCTCTCCTCCTAATAAATCTAGGATGCAGGAGTTAGCCAGTGCTAGGACCGGGAAGAAAAACCCAGCGGTGCGCTAAGCACGGGTACAAGTACTTTATCTTCAAAGGTGCTGGTCCCTGTATGCACCCTGATTGCAGCAAAGCTAGAATGCAGCTTTGGATCAAAACAAACCCTTCAAGTAAGAACGCCTTCCGACCGATTATGAGTCGGATGGATGACTTCTTAGTTTGGGGTTTAACAGATGGCGCTACAAAGCTAGGTTACGACTGGGACTCTAGAGTTGCCTGGGAAGAGGCTGTTCCCTCGTATCTTCGGGAAGAAAAATTAGAAAAAGCTGAGCAAGCTGTGGCTACAGAGACCATGAGGCTTTTGTTCTTGGCAAACAATAGAGGCGCCGCAGGGACAGGTTACGATGAAAGCCGGAGTGTGTACCCTGATGGAATCGTGTTTGCTCGGCAGTGTGTTGCACATTTGTGCAGTACTTTTAGCGCCCCTATGGCAGCCTATATTCTAGATGTCATTGATTTACAGGACCTAGCGAAGCTATGCTACGATGGAGATGTGTTCAAAGCACAAGACGAAGTAAAGCTGGCAATCGCCTCACTCAAAGGATGGTTTAATGAAAAACCTTCATAATATTTTAACAACAATTCAAAGCAGGGACTCTAGAAGTCTTGACCAGAACGACATCAATAAGATGCTGCTGGAAATCGTAGACAAAGCCATGGATGACGAGTCCAACGCTAAAGGTCTAGAGGTTGCACTCAAGGCAATTAATAAACTTAGTGAGTCAATTGTGGATACGTCCTTGAACGCTAGAGACGAAGACCTTAAAGGTAAGCTACCCCCGGAAGTTCTGCGGGTGGTGGAAAAGAGAAGGTAATGGCTCGCGCTCGAAAACGAAACTACCGCCGCGAGTACGACACCTACCACAGCAAGCGGAAACAGAAAAAAAATCGAGCCAAAAGAAACTCCGCCAGGCGCCGGTCAGGCCTAGAAGTTGGCGACCCTAGAGAGGTAGACCATAAAAGGCCCTTGAGCAGAGGCGGTGGAAACGGCAGGAGAAACCTGCGAGTAGTATCTCGCCGTACCAATCGCCGTAAAGGCGCAGGGAGACGCTAATGCAAACAGTAGAAGCAGAAGTTGTTCGAGCGCAGACCCGGCTAGATGGAGTCGATGCCCGCCTAAAAAAAATTGAAGGTAAGCTGGATAAGCTAATCTGGGTAGTCGCCCCGCTCATGGGAATGCTCAGCGCCTTCGGCCCAACCTTGATTAAGTAATGGACTCCTCTCAGATCCTACAAATGCTGGCAGACTTCGGAGCGCTAGGCTTAGCGTCCGGGGCAATCTTTTGGCTCTACCTTAAGATGGCTAAGCGCATGGATGCTTTGACGGACAACTTCCAAAAGCAGCTTAAAGAGCAAATGGAAGACTGCAACCGCCGTGAAGCTGAGGTCCGTGACCGCTTCATGGACGTTGTAAATAAATACGATAACGAGCGTTTACAATGGGTTACACGTCTCGACGCTATTGAAAAAGAAATGCAAGATACTGAATCCCTCATTAAAGAGGGGTTAACTGACATGAGAAATCACTACGCTAAAATTAGCGCAACTCTCGGAAGGGAAGTCTAATGCCTAAAAGAATCTACTCAACCAGTGTCACGACCAGTGTTAAGCCTAAAAAAGCTAAGCCTAAAAAAAGAATGAGATCTAATACTCGTTACTGGGAAGACGAAGGCGACAATGACGGGATGCAACACGCTGTAAACCCGAAGCCTAAATTCGTGGTTACTAACGTAGAAGACCCCAAAAAGGTTAAGCGCAAAGCTAAGCCCAAAGCAAAAGACCCCAAGCGGGGGCTTAAGGCAGGCGAGATGCGAGGGACTACGGCCCAAAGAAAAAGCGCATTTAATAAAATTGCAAAAAAACGAGCCCAGCGGAAACGCCGGGCGTCATCCCGGTACTCCCGATAAGAAAGTAAGAGGTAATCTAATGGCACGTCGATCACCCACCATGCCTGGTCACGCGTTACCAGCAGGAGGCCGCTCCAGTGGCAGCCGTCCTAAGACGAAGTTCAAGGTTAAGAAAAGCCGGGCGCGTCGAGATGCAGAATCTGATGTAAAAGCGGCTGAACGGGGACGGAAAGCGGCAAAGCGAGCAAAGGACAAAAGTCCAAATAGCAAAACAGTACTTGCTCGAACACCTAAAAAGCAAGCGGCAGCGTCGCGCCAAAAAGCACGAAAAGCCGGCAGTATGGCTCGCAGAACTAAAAACTACGACACTATGGCAACGGCAGAGGATAACCGTTCTTATTTTCAGACAAAAGCTGACACAACAACAGCAAAGAGCGTCGCAAGAGCCCGCAAAGCGTCACGGCATTACAAAACAGGAGCAGACAGGGGCGAAACACAACAAAGAATCGGTAAAAAGCTAATTAAAGCCCGCAAGACCCTCGCTAAAACTCCCAAGCAAGGCGGCACCTACCGCACCGGCAGCAACCGAAATCGGTACCTCATGGACCCGAAACATAGTCAGCACTAAATATGGCAAGAAAGCGCAAAGTTGCACTTTCGGACTACCAAAAGGCTTATCTAAATCACTGCGAAGAAGACTTCTTCTTCTTTTGCGAGCATGAACTAAAAATCGTGCTTAAGTCTGGCTACCTGGCGCCGCTTGTTCCCAACGAAGCGCAGCGTATTGTCCTTGAGTACATCCTAGATAAGGGGCTGAACCGCCTGGCGATCCTAAAGGCACGCCAAATGGGTATCTCCACCTTTATTGCGGCCTTCTTTTTCTGGAAAACGCTCTTTGCAGCGAACACTAAGTGCATTGTGCTGGCTCATGAGTCCGAAGCCGCCGGTAAACTGTTCAAGATTTACCAAACCTACTACGAAAACCTCTCCGATTGGGTCCAAGAGCAGTTCCCGCTGCGCCACTCGACCAAAAAAGAGTTAGTTTTTGCTAAACACACCGGTTTTATTACGATTGCTACGGCAAATAGCCCCGATAAACTCCGTGGCTCGACTGTGCAGTACCTCCATTGCTCCGAAGTTGCCTTCTGGGACAAACAAAAGGAGGTCTTTACTGCTGCAATGCAGGCATTGACCGATCGAGGCTGTGCATTCGTAGAAACAACCGCCAACAGCTTCAATTACTTCTACCATTGGTGGCGAGCGGACAACGGATACCACAAACTCTTCCTGCCTTGGTACACACTCAACAGTTATCAGGTCTTCAAAGACGAAGATCACGGTATGTATACCGATAATAAGGGTAACTACATCGAATACTCCGAGCGAGAGGTCGATGTTATTGAGCGAGAGTTAATCTACGACGAAGTAGATTATGTTAATAAGTACAAGCTAACGCCTGAGCAGGTTCGCTGGATGAAGTGGGCGCTTGCAAACAAGTGCGATGGTGACTGGCGTACATTCGATCAAGAGTACCCAGGCTCCGCAAGCGATGCCTTCTTATCAACGGGCGACGCCTTCTTTGAAGGGATCTGGGAACCTCAAGAGGTAAGCTTAGAGGAGCAGGAGATTGAAAAACCTGTTCTCGGCTGCACCTACATTATGGGTGTAGACGTTGCATCGGGGTCAAACGACGGTGATTACTCTGCCGCCATGATCATCGACGTAACCTCACCGCACGAATACAAACCAGTAGCCTGGATCTATAAGAAGTGCCCCGTCCACCAGTTTGCTAAAGAGGCAAACGCACTAGGGCGACGGTACAACAACGCAATGGCTGTTATCGAAGTCAATAATGCAGGTATCTCAGTCCAAGAAGACTTCTATTTAGACGAGTATCCACGCTTATACAGGCGCTTTCAGTACGACAAAATGACCGAAAGATACGTCGAGAAGCTGGGTTTCTGGACCGATGCAAGCAAGCGAAGCTTGGTCCTAAACCGGTTGCGCAAGATGACCATCCTAAAGAAGCTAATCAACCTACCGCCAGTGCTTACCAATGAGATGTCGTCCTTTGTATACAACGACAAAGGCAAGCCTGACCACTCCGCCGGCTGCCATTCTGACATGATCTTTGCGACGAGCCTTGCACTAGAAGGTCTTGATCAGATCGGTGAGATGAGGATGCAGATCTTCAAGGAGTTTCAGCCTCAGACGCCAGAAGAAATTGTCCAGTTTGAAATCAAGACAGGGCTTGAGTGGCTAACCATGAAACCGCTTGATGAGGAGCACGCTCCTAAGACTCCCTTCGACAACATGCTGGGAGACAACCTTGACTTTTAATAACATGTTTGTGTAATCGCGTAGATTAAGGTGGCTCACCAGCCTTTGATCGGTGTGTAAATCCGTTAGCCAGGAGCGACATCATGGCATTTCCATCTCTTGCTGAGATTAAGTCGAACGTAGCCGTAAAAACACAACCAGCAGAATCGGCCCCTGCGACAGAATCATCGGCACCGACCCCTGTTTCATCTGAAGCCCCGGCGACAGAAGGAGGCGACACCAACTCAGAGCCGCAAGCGGCGCCCGTTAGCGATGTGCAGGATGCACCCGCCGATGGAGCACAGGACGCTGCGCCAGCCACCGAAGGCTCTGAACCGGGTCCGATCCCTTATGGTCGTTTCAAGGAAAAGGTAGAACAGGCAAAGACCCTAAAAGAGACAAACGAATTGCTGCAACAGCAACTCGCTACTCTTCAAGCGTCGGCACAAGAGAAACAACGTGAGCCGGAACCGGAAAAGCCCGATCCGCTTCTTCAGAAACTAGAGTCTATTGAGGACTATGGTGGAAACGCAGAAGCGCTCGAAGCAATGAAGGAGATGGCCGCTGAGTTAAAGACACTGCGGGAAAAAAGCAGTGAGTCTTCAAACAGTGTGCAGGAACTCAGGATTCAAAAGCAGATCCAAACTATTGAGACGGATATTGCTAGTGGATTACAAGGTTCCAGCATACACGACCAAAAAGGTGCAAGAGTGTTTGTGCTTGAATCGTTGGCTCGTGACAGCAGACAGAACATCAATGATTTGGTGGGGCAGTTTAAGTCATGGGAACAAGAGCAAGAGCAAGTAATCTTGGACCGCCTGGGCATCAAGCGACCGGAAGCTAAAGCAGCCAAGGAGCCTGAGCCCGATGTTCCTCCAAGGCCTACAGCCGAAGGGGCGGAAGCGAAGTTGGTACAGTCCGATGAGCAGACGACCCAGAAGCCTAAAAAGCCACTTACTTTAAAAGATTTGCGAAACAAAATGGGCGTTGGAAGACGCCGCTAAGGATTTAAAAAATGGCTATTGCTACTTCAGGGCAGTTAAGTGCCCTTCTTAAAGAGCAGTACGAAGGTCCAATTCGTGAGCAGCTTAACCTCGAAGCGTTGATCTATCGACTCTTCTCGGAAGGCCCTCATAGTTGGTCGGGTGATAAAGTTATTATCCCGCTTCATACTGCTGGTGTTGACGCTACGACGATCGCTTACAAGGCAGAGTCGGCTGCTGGCGCTTACATTGAAATGCCTCAGGCAACCTCTCAGACCTACATCGACTTTACCGTTGGTGCTAAGCACCTGTACGCCTCCTTTGAGGTGACTGGTCAGGCCGAAGCTAAGGCTCCGGGTAACGCTGGTGGTTCGGAAGCATCGTTCGTCGGTGCTATGTACTCCGAAATGCGAGGTCTTGAAAAAGACGTTCGCTCGTCGATGAACAAAGACATGTTCACCGGTCAGGGTTTTGCTGGTTTCTTGGTTGATGCCCAAGCGGGCACGCCGGTTGCGGGTCGTCGCGTTTCTGGTGCTAATCATCTTGTAAATGCTGATGTTGTTCAGCTTTGGCACGTTCCAGCCGATCTTCCTGGCACATGGTCAAAAATTGTTGACGGCAACGGCGGTGGCTTAGACACCTTTACTGTTAGCGCAGTTGATACGCAGGCTGGAACCTGCACGTTGACTTCCGGTGGCGGTGGTGGTGCTGCGGCCGATGGCCCAGCGACTTCGGGCATTCCTGCTACCGATCTAATCGTCATGGAAAAAGTGGTTGCTCTAGCTGCTGCTGGCGCCGGCGTTCGTCGTGACACCTTGGAAATTAACGGTCTTAACTGCTTAGCGTTTGGCGCCGCAGCGGGTGATGCCTACGGCAATGCGCGTGACGGTGTGACCAATCCCGTTCTTCGTGGCTTCGGCTTCAAGAACGCCCCGGCGGTTGCTGCTGCTGGTGGCATGAGTTCCGGTCAGCCGCTTACGCTGTCGGACATGCAGTTGGTTGTGGACAGCATTGCAGAGCGCTGTGAAGAAGACGTTGATTGCGTCATCATGCACCGCTTTACCCGTGCGCAGTTCCGCAACCTGGCTCAGGAAAACATCCGTTACCTTCCGGGTGAAACGGTTGGCGACCTGGGTCATCACCCTGGTGATTTGGCGTTTGAAGATATTCCGATTACGGTCAGTAAAGACGTGCCCTTTGGCGTGATTTACTTCCTTGTGAAGGATACCATCAACACCTACACCTTGCGCCCCGGTGGATTCCAACAGTTCACTGACAATGGCGACATCATCACGCAGAAGCGTGCTGGTGGTGCAAATGGTCTGTTGCTTGATGTTCGTGAGGGTTTCTGGAAGCAATACTACAACCTTGTTTCCGAACTTCCACGCGCAATTGGCGTCATGGCAGGAATCTCGTACAAGCGCGGATAACGGCTTGTGCTTGATTGAGAGGCCCTCGGTGGGTAGAGTCGCAATGGCTCTATCTGCCGGGGGCTTTTTTATGTCTCTTTTCTTGGAAATTTGTATGTCATTAGCAATGCTGGGTATTGCTGTTTATACGGGCTCAATGGCGCTTATTGCCATTTTGGCACACAAGGCAAAGGTTGAAATGACCAAGCCAACACAGGAAGTGCATCCCCCGTATGTTACTGGTGAGGATCTTCTCGGATGAGCAGTTACGGCACAGGTAAAAACAGAACACAGCGAGGGTCGTCTCGCAAAGTTATTACAACAGGCAAGGTTTGGCAGTCTCGCGAGGACGCCCATGAATGGATGTCGCGAGAGCGCTTGGTATGGGATCTGTGCCGTCGCTTCCTTGATGGTCTTCAGTACGGACACAGAGATGGCCGAAGCACTAATGGCGGCACCTGGGTAACAGAACCTTCAAAACCCGGTGTAAGCCGTGTTACGGTTAATCTGTTGCTGCCAATATTCAACCGACTGCAATCAATGCTTTCGATCGTAACGCCTTATATTGGTGTGCGCCCGGCATCGATGACTACGCCCGACATGATCAAGGCGAAGACCGATGCGGCTATGGTTCAGTACCTATGGGAAGCCGTAAAGGTTCCAGAAAAATACCAAGACGCAAACCGCTGGCTTATCGCTTGCGGTAACGCTTTTATGCATCCTTACTACTGCATGGAAAAAGAACAGATTGATGTAGAGGTAGTCCCTCCTTACAACATTCTGGTTCAGCACTCAGTAGAAGACCTGCAAAACTCGGAGTGGCTCATTAAACGGCAGTATCTAAATGCATCCGTTATCGAACGAACCTACCCGAAAGTTGATTTAGAAACGGTAACTCCTGTAAACTGGGAGTTAGGCCAGGATCGCTTTAACTTTACTTACGCTAATGCGGTAACTGAAACAGAAGACCGCTACGAGGTGCTTGAGTACTGGAGCAAGGCCGACAGTAAGCACTGTATTATTATTGGCGATCAAATAGCTTGGGAGGCTAAGAAGTGGGATTCTTCTAACCGCTACCCAATTATTCACATGAGGTTTCACAACTTACCCGGACGGCTACATGGCAAAGGCGCTATTGACCCGCTTATCCAGATTCAAAAAGAATACAATGCGCAGCGTTCTGCGATCATTACTAACATTCGTCGTATGGGTAATTTGCAGTGGCTTGTTGCTTCTAATAGTGGAGTCGATGCAATCACGAACGAGCCTGGTGCGATCGTTCGTTACAATCCAGCATCAATAGCACCGAAACAGGTGCCGCTAAACCCGCTGCCAGGGTATGTCTTAGACAACGTAAACCGCAGCCACAGTGAAATGATGGACCTTGCGGGCATCCACGGCACGTCTCTAGGCAAAAGAGTTAGCGGGGTTGAGTCAGGCAAAGCCATCCAACAGTTAGTGGCTCAGGACTCCTCGCAGTTACAAGGCGTGCTAGACAGCATTGAAAAGGGCGCTCGTGAGTTGTCGGTACACATGCTCATGCTTGCCAAAGAGCACTACAGCAAGTCTCGTATGATTCGGGTGTTTCGGTATGACGGCGGCATGTTCTTCAAGATGGTAAAGGGAACTGACCTAAGTCAAGATCCCGATGTCTTCTTTGAAGCAAGTTCTTTGTTTAAGGACCACATTAAAGAGCGAGAACAGAAAGCTGTGCAGTTGTTTCAGTTAGGTCTTTTGACCCCGGAGGAAGCACGCAAGGCGATGTCCTTCTTTGGTCAAGACGCTATGATCCATCAGTCTGTGCGGAATTACAATTATGCACTAGACCTTCTAGAGGACGCTTTGTCCGGGGATCAAATTATTGTTCTCCCAACCGATCCACTCAAAGAAATTACAGAAGTCTTCCAAGAGTACTCGACAAGCGAAGAGTTCCGAGACTTGCCTGTTGAAGTGCAAGAAAACGTTACAGGTGTTTTGGTTGCGGTTATTTCCCAAGGAAACCCTCAGGTCGCCTCTCAGCTTGAGCAGCCGCTTTACCCTATGCAGCAGCCGCAGCAACAGGCGCAAATGGGGCCAATGGGTATGGCAGCGCCAACAGCGCAAGCTAATGCAAGCGGCGGAGGCACAGCCGAAGGCGCAGCGCAGCGCACGGAAAACCAGCAAATGGCACAAGCATACGAGGGTTTTAATCCACGATCAGGAGGTGGGATGTGAGTATTGGGCTTTCTCCTCAGGACGCACACAACCTGTTTCGGGATTATGTCGATGATCCAGACGCTACGTTTATAACGACCGATCAAGTTACTCGTTATTTAGAGTTTGGACTGGATCAGTGGCGTGATATTATTCGGTCTACAAACCCGCATATCTACGGGACGATTGTAAAGTTTAACAGCGCAACGGTGCCGCCTAGTAACTATGGGGCTCAAGCAGCAACTACAAAGCCTTACAGGAACTCACTTGACCTAAGCGCTGCTGGGTTGACCTCTTCGTTGGCTGCTGTTGCCCATCCGGTTATGGGTGCAGGCGCTATTGAGGACTGGTACTCTGCCGTTCCTAGCCTAACGCAATCTCCTATAGATACCATCTTAGACTTATATCAGTACAACGCATCTTCCAACGCACGAGGTGATCGTTTTCGCCAGCTTCGTGGCGCCCAAGAGCAAGAGTTGTCGATGTTTAGTTGGACGTATTATCTAACGGCTGAAACCTTGGTGTTTAACGCACGGCCGCCAGAGTCGTTTATTCTGGAGTATTTCCCAATCGCTCGCCAGCGAATGCTCTATACGAATACGGATAAGATCGAGAACAATCTCCTTCCTCAGTTCCATGAGTTGATCGTCCTGCTCGCCGCCAAGCGCTATATGATTCGTGATCAAAACGTAAATCAGATGCTGCTAAGTGAGATGGCTACGCAAATACAGGGCATGATTGATTACCTTACACGCACTCGATTGCTTGGTTCAAACGATTCAGTTTCAGTAACAATGAGTTTCTAATGCCGATTCAAAAAGCCAGAGTAGATATTCTTCCTAAAAGTGGGATGGACCCGCAAACAGCAGGCGGCGTAAAATGGATTAGGAATATGAAGCGGTGGACTGCAACCGCTCCATTAGAAGTCCGCCCCGGCTTTGGCCAGCGCGCCCAAATCGACACAACTGCGTCAATATCGACCGATAACGCAAATAAGTCAGAGGGTGAAATAACAAACTATTTAGGCAGTTATCTTTACAATAGTAACTTTGATCGTCGGCAAATTTTGTCTGTTTTTAGCGTCGTGGCGAGCCACTCAAGCGCTAAAGCCTCTGACCTTATTGCTTCGCCAGGGGGGACTAAAGACACTTGGTATCAAAGCATTCACGGGTTTTCGGAAGCTGTAATTTTTTCAGTGTTTGATCTTACGACCAAAGAAACATGGGAAGAATTAATTACGTTTAAAACTTCTGAGGGCGCGTTAGCAGATGATTTAGATAAAGCTTTTGGGCACTTTGAAACTGTTGCAACCTTTAACAAAGACGCTCTGGTTAATGCACCTACTAAGGTTCATGATTATCGCTCGTTTAAAAAAGCCAGCAGCACCGTTGCATTTGTTCAGATTTCAGATTCTGTTTATTTTAGCAGCCCAGAACTTGGCACTTGGGTTTATCATGGGATTGATGTCCCAGCAAAAATTAATGAAGCTTTAATTGATGGGAACTGCCCTGCTCCGCAACGTTTTGCGTTAGATCTTGTTCACTCTAACAACCTTCATTCAGGCAAATCTGAAGGCTCGGTTATTAAACCTATTTCAGGAACAAGGGGTATTAATGGTCGAGACGTTGTTTACTTAACCAAAGCAGAAATACCTCGCTCCGTTGGCATGGCAGAAATTGGCGGTCGGATTGCTTATACAAGTCAAAATGTAGTTTGGTTTAGTGACGTAAATCAGCCGGGCGCAATTATGGCTGAAAACTTTGCTTCGTGGTCGGCTGAAGGACAAGCAACTGCTATTGCGAGTTATCAAAACCGGCTATTTGTTTTTACAGATAAAGAGGCGCACGCATTTAGTTTAAGGCCTCAAGGTGTTGCTGGTTCTCCGGTGCCGGGCGTAATTGACATCTTAAGCGTTGAAACAAACCATGAAGCAGGTTGTGTTTCTTCTCGTTCTCACTGCTGGACGCCTTACGGCATTTGTTATGTTTCGGACTGGGGCGTTCATGCAATTAGTAGCCCAGAAAGCATTCAAACGCTTTCTGATCAGGTTTATGACCATTGGGGTGACGGTTTAAAAGACCCGTTGTCAAACTACAATTTAAACCAAGGAAAACCGGGTGAAGCAGGCAAAAAACATGCGCCGATGCTTTTCTCGCATGTTGGGGAACCTAGTGTAGCTTACGACGTTGAGTCAGACTCTTTAATGGTTTGCTACGAGTCGCATGTTTTATTGTACCATTTTGAAACCAAAGGGTGGCACGTTTGGCCGCTTGGTGTTCGAGATAATACGACGGGATCTGAAGGCTCATACTTTACGTCTTTTACTGGTCAGGGTGTGGTATCAGATGCTGATGGCACTTATTTGATTTCTGGCGTTCAGGATTTGGATAACTCAATATCTACAAATCCGTACAATGAGAACGGCTCTTACGTTATTTCTGAGTTAGGTCTCGGCGGTGGTCCTGACCGGACTATTGAAAACGAAGATTTTAGACGATTTGGCGGCGGCAGATATAAACTTCTAGAAGCTACTGAATCGTTTGCAGGCGGCGCCTTACCTTCCCCTATGTCTCCTGGCGACGCATATACCCAAAACGGGTGGCTGCTGTTTATTGAGCCGGTAGATCAATGGATAGCAAGGGGCGTTACAACAACAACGGACACTCAATATAAATCCTATGATGTTTTTATTTTACGAACAGAAAACGCAGACCCTCCTGCGGGGGCGCTTAGTTTTAAACTATCGGTTGCGGGCAACTGGGCGTTTGTAGGCACAAGTATTGGCTCGCACTCGCAGTGCGGAAGCAAAGCAGCGTTTACAATTGCAGCACCAGCTACAAATCAAGTAGCCGTTACTACGCCATCGCTTGCAGGTCTGCCGCTAACTAAAACGCCTTTGATTAGATTTACGATTAGTAACGGTGCAAACAAAACACTAGCAACATTAACAGATCCTATTTTTACGCTTATTGCTAATGAGGCAACTGACGGCAACGGGACACTGCGATCAGTGCGAGCGTATGCGTGGTTGGCTTCTTATCGTTTCCCGGCAAGCAATAATATGTGGAACGCTTTTGACAGCCAAGGCCGCCGTCTTACCGGAACAAATGGTATATCCGGCGACCCTAACTTTTTTGATGGGTCAGCGGTTCACAGGCGGGATGTTGAGTGGGGCGTTGTTACAGGTGATTTAGGCGCTGGCGACGGAGCAATGCACCGCATTAGGGATGTGCGAGCATTTATGGAGACTGGTGGCCAAGATGACACGTCAGGCACTAAGTTTATGGGGCTATACAATGTTACGGTGGCTTCTGACTACAAAATGCTGTCTGGGCAAAAACTAGATTATACTGATCCATACATTGCTGATCGAGATGCGTTAAAAAAAGAAACAATTAGAAACAGGATGACGGCGGGCAAACGGGTGTTTGATTCAGTCGCTGTGTGGCACAACCCAGCAAGCGCTAGTACAAATGATTATTTGGTAGACAACCCTGAGAACAACGAAATTGACATTAGTACTCATGCCAGAGGTGAATCGGTGGTTGCTGCTTTATTTGGTCGCGTTACGTCAATAGGTACTTACATTCGTTTTCATAAAGCGGTTGCTCTTATTCAGTCTTATGTTTCAAACAGGAGGAAAGGCCGATGAGCGGAAGCGAGCGTTTAATACCTGATAACGTTGTGCGCGACGGGTTTGGCCCAATGGTCCGCCCTGGCGGCGCCCTGAAAGAAACAAAACAGCAAAACAACGGCATTAATCTTACCTCTGGTGATCACGCTAAATTGCGCATGTCCAAACCGGGAACAACAGTAACATCGGCGCCCGATGCTGTTGTTAGAAAGCAGATGACCGGCGAATCGAGTTCTGTTGTTTATGGTGTTACTTATAGATGCGACGGAGACACGCCTGCGGTATCCGTTCCTGCCGGCGGAAGCGTCGTATTAGAAGGTTGCCATTTCTTTAAAGAGCCAAACACTCAGGGCGCTGGAAGTTCTTATATTACAGTAGCAAGCGGCGGACACGTTTCGTGCGTTGGTTGCCATTTTCATGGCGAACAAACAGCGGGAGAGGTAATAAAAGCAGCCGGAGCAGCGGGGTCAAGCACAGCGGTTGGTTGCTTTAATGCAACAGGCCGAACTCATACTGCTGCTGTTGTTCAGGTTGTTGGGGAGGTAGCACTATGACTAGTCGCCGAATTACAGAAGAGCAGTTTGAATCGGGCTCAGCAATTGACGGCGCTCGCATTCAAAAAGCCTTAAATGAGACAGAAGATTATTTTAATAATATTCCTATTGAAGCAATCCAGAATCGTTACTCTTTAAATTATATGGTGTTCACTTCTTTGAACGCTAACATTTCCTACTCTGCGGCTGACCCTACAGTTGCGGAAACCTCACGGCCCGGCTTTTTTCATTACTCCCCGTTCCTGCCTATGGGCGCAACCCAGCGAGTAAAAGGAAGTTTTCGAGAAGAGAGACAAGGCGCTGACTCGATTAACGACACCACGGGACAACGAAGCAAATCATACCGTATTTTTACAGTGTCAACGATGTTTGACCGGCCGGTAATCATCGACAGTGTGTGTTTGTTTATGATGAATAAGTTACCAGACTCAGTGGTAAGGACGCCTACGAATGCAAGTGGGGCGAGGTATGTTAGCAACCAAAAATACTCCTTAAGAGACGCCGGCGGTAACAGCAAACAAAGGACACGCGTTTTAATCGAAACAGATGATGTAGTTTCAACAGAAGACAGAACATTAAGCTCAAAAGAGTTTGTTCTTCAGGATTTTCAAGAGCGGTTTTGGCCCGCAGAGGGTTTTGCGGCGGCAACAGCAACAATGTTTCCTGAAACTGCGGAGTCTCCAACAGGGAAGTTTATGGACAACGAAGCGCATGAGGGAATGTATCTTCTAAAAGAAAACATTAATCTTCCCATACACCAAAAAGGAAGAGTGCGATTTCGAATTATTTCTTATGCTGACGGGGCAACCGCAACAACAGACCTTCTAAGAGATGTTAAGCCTGAAAACATGACTTTTACAGTGGTCTACAAAGAGGCGCTAATCAGTGGCTAAAGTAAATTTTAATAAACTAAGCTTGGGCCACCCCCTAACCTATAACGCTGTTTTTGATAACCTAGACCAATGCGCTACTGCGTTGTCAGGAAACATCTCAGCAGATCAGCGTGAAGATAACCGCTCTATTTTTACATTTGCTCTGCAAAAAGTCAGACTAGGCCGAGATGATTTAACTCATGGAGAGCGGGCTGGATTTAATGTTCCCTGGCAAAGCGATACCGGGATAAAGTCGTTTAGTTTTTTTCTCCCTCCATTACAGGAGTTTTTTGATTCAAGTTTAGTAAGCACAATTACGACTCCTGGCATTATTTTAGAAAGCATGTCTTTGTCGTTTGATTGCGCTAACCAACAGTTTCCCATAAATCTTACTACGGGGCTCCCTGATTCAGGGCTTTTGTTTGACCGGGATTTTGTAGCAGAAATTAAATGTGGAGGATACGCAGGGCAAGTTACGATTCCTAGCACAGCTTTAAACATTTCAAATGATGAAATTGTTAACCGCCCTAATCCGGCTCTTGCTGCTAATATCGGCGCTATTATTGATGCTTACTCAGAGTTAGAAGTAACACTTCGCATCCCAATTACTCAACAAACCGCTTTTGGTTTAGGCTTTCAGGACAAGGGCATTGATAACGCAGTGCTAAGAGCCTCGTTTTCTGCGCCTATTGTTCAACGGGACACTGCATCATACAGTGTTGCGCCTCAAAATGATCTTGCTAGCAATGGCACTGCTCGTTCGTTTTCGTCAAACTCATTACTAAAGCCTGCTGCCGGGTCATTAATCAAAGCGGGCTCCCGCACCGCAGCTTTAACTGATGGTGTACAGGATGCCTTTGAGCAGCTTGACAGAAGTATGCGTAACAAACTTCAGGGCGGCCTAACGCGCTGGTCAGAGGTAAGGGCTAACACAGAAGCGCTCTTAGAAGATCAGGGTTATTTTTGCATCACCGTTCCCTTGTTTAATATTCCTGAAGTAAATGCTTGTAATGCGAATGTTCCGTTAAATAATTTCTTTAATACAATACAGGGGTACAAACGCCCCAGTACGCTTCGTGGCAAACAGGCTTTAATGGACCGAGCCGTTATTCCAATTGTTGCTCCAGGCACAATCCATCATGTTGGTGTTTTCTTTGATGGTTTTCATTGTTCAGAACCGAACCGTCAGCTTCGTATGGATTTAGGTGTTGGTATAGGCTGTGGACCGGGTTCGCGCCTTGGTTCATATACTCAGGTCAGTCAGGTTGCAGAAAAAGATGTAACTTATGGCGATCCAACAGAGTACATAACTCATTTCTTTGCACCTTTAGCTTATTCAAGTGCTGCGGGCGCCCCAGCCAAAGGCAAGGGGTATGTAGAGCAAGGTAGGCCTTTCTTTTTTGGGCGACAGGTTGATCTAACGGGTGGTGTTCTTAGGTCTAATGTTGCAAACGCAGCAAACCCCGCTGCTTCAGAAGCGGCACCTGCTACAGACGGCACAGAACAGTTTATTGAGATTCGTTGTAATTTGTATCAATATGACAGCGGCACATCAGCCTATGTTGATATTGACGATCTTGGGAGCACGTCTGGGTCGGTATGGCAGTTTGGTGGCTGGTCTGGTGTGGTGGTGTGTCTTTACGGTAAAATGGCTTTAGTGGAGTAGTATTATGTTACCTTATGTACCCGGCCCCTCGGCCTCTTCTTTTGGCCAGGGACGTATGACCGGTGCTCAAACCGGTGTTGGCGAAGGCTCTAGTGCCATGAGCCCGATGAGTGGACCCATGAGCCCGATGATGGCTTCACTGCTTGGCACGGGCGCAGAGATGCTTCTTCCTTATGGTATTAATTTAGCTGTTAACGCTTTTGACGGGATCACGGGGGCAGGCAAGCAACAGGGTCAAATGCTTGCTGAGCGAGAAAAGTTGTTTTCAGGTTTGCAGGACGAACTAAACGAAGCGAATCAAGAGGCTATCCGTCGTATGCAGGCGACTGCTGGTCAGGCAATGGGCACTCAGTTAGCAGCCAGTGGCGCAGCGGGTCTTTCATCGTTTAACCCGGTATTGGCTGGCCAGGCTCGGCAGGGTGAAGCGCAGATGGCGGGTCGTATTGCAGCGATGCAAAGGCGCGGTATTCAAGATCGTGCTGATTACGAAACTAGCCGTGCTCAATCGATTAATGCAGCGCTTAATAACCTTAGCGGATCAGCGGTTCGCCGTCGCAACGCACGCGAGGCTTACAGAGCAGCAGGGATGTCCTAATGGCTATTCGGTATGTTGCTCCTACGATTGACCAGCCTAGCCAGGAAGACATGCGCCAAAGCTATGCTAGGCAGCAAAACGTTTTCAACGCCGGCCGCAATCTCACACGAGCGCTAGTTCGTCAGAACGCAATTGACAACGCGCTGTATCAACAACGCCAAGCCGTTGAGGGCCAGCAGCCAGCGCAGGTGACGCAGCCAATCATGGGCTCAAGCCTGGAAGAGTTACAACGACAGTTTGCTGATCGCACTGGCAATGCCGCACATCGGGCTGCTCAGCAGCAGATTCAAGCGCAAGACATGGAGACTTTGGAATCTAATAGGCAGGCTATGCGTTCCGGTCTGCTTCCTGGCTACTTAAGAACGGTCGCTACAGAGTTGCCTGATCTTAGTGGTGTTGAAGCCATTGCTGACCGGCCACTTCCGGCTGGATCAGTTTATCAGGCAGGAGCCGTTGCGCCAGTTATGCGTGGCGACGTATCAGAAGGCCAGCGACGTGGCAAAGCAGCAAGAATGGCGCTTGGCGGCTCTGCTACGACTCGACCTAATGATCAGTTTGGAGCGATTACCGAAAGCTTTGCTGGTGCTCCAACCAATGTGTACACAGATCATTACTATTCTGGCGACCGAGAAGCTAACGCAAGGCGAATAGCAGCAGTTTTAGCAAAAGACCCCAGCCGGATGACTGCGTTTGGTCCTGGCGGGCGAGCCGTTGTTGTAGATAGCGACGAAGAACTTGCTGATCGAGAGGACTTCTTTAGCCCCACATACCGATTTAATAAAGATCCGCTATATGCTCTCGGCACACTAGAGCAGCCAATGATTCTTGGGACTACAGAGTCTAATTTGCCTGAGCGGGTTCGTTTCTCACCAAACCTAGCCGGGATTCTTGACGCTCCAGACAAGCCGGTAAAAACAACAGACAAATTATTTGATGAACTAGCGCAAGCAGACGACAAAGCAGAATGGGTTAGAAACTATCTGTCAAAAAATTCAGGTAAAAATCCTGCTGACCAAGAGTTCAGAGCAGCGCTTTCTGAAATCCTAGCAACTGAAGGCATGTATGATTTAGAGTCAGGGGGCTTGGACCTGCAAGGCGTAACCGACAGTTCCTCTTTGTCGGGTTTAACAGCCAAAGAAAAAAGTCAGATACTGGGTCAGAACCGCCAAAGGCTTTTGGAAGAAAGTCTTGCTGAATTACTTCAGTTTGATGGCACTGATTACGGGCTGTTTACCCAAAGGTTAGGAGCCGGTGAATCACTAGAGGGTCGCATCTCACCTGAAATGCTTAGGCGGATGGCAAGGGGCGAGTAATGGTTGAATCTAATATTCCCACAGTTTCTGTTGGCGGGGGAGAGAAGGATCTTGATCGCGCAAGAGACCTACGCTCTATGCTCTCCGGCGGGCGAATGCGAATGGAAGACGTGTCCGAAAGAGATCTGGACTTACTAAACCAGCTTGAAACGCTTGAAAATATTTTAGGTGGAATAGAGCAGGAAGATGCAGCAGCCCAAGCGCTCGTTCCTGTGTTTGAAGGAATGAACAATGAGCAGTTAGAACAAATGCAAGCCCAGACTGCTTTTGCAGCAGCTAGTGACCCGGCGCCTGCCATAGCACCGGTATCAGCGCCGGTATCAGCGCCACAGCAAACTGCCCAACCAAGAACTGCGTCTTCTTCTGGTTCTG